CACTGCCCTTGATACTAAACTGCAGAATAACATTAACACTCTAGAAGCTAAGCATGATGCCTTTGTAGCAACTAAGGGTAAGGCTGATGGCTTTGCTCCATTGGATGGGAAGGGGTTAGTACCTGCTAACCATTTGCCTTCATATGTAGATGATGTACTTGAAGTATATGCTACCTATGATGTAAGCCCCACTGGAGGTCTTACTAATGTTCAATTGTATACGGATGCAGGTCACCAAACTCCCGTAGTTGGAGAATCTGGTAAGATTTATATAAATGTTGCCGATGATGAACCTCCATACCAATTCCGTTGGTCAGGTACTAAATTCGTAGACAGTAATACTTCGTCTCTTATCATTGGGGAAATCGCAGGTACTGCTTTCGAAGGTAGTAGAGGTAAGCATCTTGAGGATGTGGTATCTAGCATGCCTAAAAATTTAATTAGTAAGGTTTCAATAGCTAACAAAAATAAGCGTAATGTTATTATCTTATGTAACTATTCTGCTACGGATGGTAAAGGGCATTACATTGATAAACCCGATGGGATGGTAATCCCTCTAACCCCAGCCACTACTCAAGAAGCTGGTCTGATGGATGCCGATAGTGTAATAAAGCTTAATCAAACCTTACCAGATGCTATTGAAGCTGAACAAGAGGCCCGTATTGCAAAAGATAATGCTCATGATAAGCTGATTAATAGTTTACCGAATGAAATAATGACGGTAATTAACTCTATTAATCCAGCTGCGGGTTATCTCATTCTAAAATATTTTAGATGGGTAAAGAATACTGAAGAAGGTTCATATGCTAGAGGTACTGATGTAGATGTTAATATCCCTGCAGCAACCAAAACTGCTGCTGGTGTAATGACGGCATCCGATAAAACTAACCTGGATAATACGGTACAAGGCCTGGCAAATGAGATTACGGATAGAACCAATGCTATCAATTCTCTTCGTACAGAACTAAAAACCTATATTGATAATCAAATCTCCGATACAGGTTCAGATGTAACTGCATTGGAAACTAAGGTAAATAATCACATTGCCAATAAATCTAATCCTCATACAGTTACTAAAACTCAGGTTGGATTGGGTAATGTTAATAATACTTCTGATGCTGATAAGCCAGTATCTACTGCTCAGGCTGCTGCTATTGCCGATGCTAAGGCTGCAGGTACTGCTGCTCAAACTTCTATCAATAGCCATGCAGGTAGAAAGGATAATCCTCATACAGTAACTAGAGCTCAATTGGGATTGGCAACTACTGACCAGGTAGTATTTGCTAAGACTACTGCTCCTTCCGGTTTCTGGAAAGAGTCTTCAGATATTCGACTCAAATCTAACATTAAGGATTTGAATCATACTCTGGAACAGATTTGCCAGATACCAACTAAGTCATTCGAAATGCTTGGTAAAGAGGACGAGGGAACTATTGCTCAGAATCTTGAGGGATTGGGATTTGGTAAATATGTAGAGGAAGTTCCAGTAGAGAAATCTACAGTACCTAATCCAGAGGAATTCGAAACTTTGGAAATCAATGGAGAAGAATATGTACTCGTAAAACAAGTTAAATATCACAAGATGTCAACTTTGGCAATCGAGGGTGTTAAACTTCTTTACGATGAGATTAAGACTTTGAAGGCTGAGATTCAAGAACTTAAAAATAAATAATCATGGGAGAGATAGCAACCTGGAGTGCTGTCAAAACTAAAGTAGGCCTTGGTAAGACAGGAAATGACTGCCCTACCAAGGCTGAATTGTTAGCACTCTCCTCGACAGGAACCGGGGAGAATTATGTGGGGTTGGAACTATCCAATGCCAGTTCCTATGGAAACAACGAATGTGTAAAGCTGGAGGATATACACAAGGTAACCTATAAATACACCTTTAATTCCCAATATGCTGGTTTAAATTTTGCTGCCATAGGTGGTACACCCATTAGCGAAAATAAGCACTTAAACATAACCTCTATTAAACAAAAATATTGGGATGGTGTAGTTCAAGGTTCTCCTATAAAAGTTACAATGACTAGAACCAGTTTAAGTTGGGTTACATATAGGGCTGCTACCGATGAGTGGTCTGCTACCGAGAACCTAGAGTTAACTGCTAGGTCTGGTGTATTAACCTATACACAAGAAGAGTCAGGTAAAACTTTTAAAGTAATCTTTACTCAAGTTGCAGCTTCTCAATCTTGGAGTTATGGGTTTAGTGTAAATCCAACTTCTATGTCTTTTGGGGCAACTGGAGGTACTAAAACCTTTACGGTAACTTCATACAAGCAAGAATTAAGAAATGACCATAACTATGGTAACCAAATTTCTTTAACTTATACTAGAGCTAATGGAGGAAGTATATCCGGTACTGGTACTTCAGTAACTATGGGTAATAATACTTCTACCAGTACTCGTAGTGGTACCGTAACTTTAACCCAAGCAGAAACCAATAAGAAAGTAACCATATCTTGTTCTCAATCTGCAGGTTATAAGACTTATAGTGAAATTACTGCAAGTGGTGGAGCTGTAACAGATATACCTGCAAGTGGAGGAAGTAGAAGTTCATTCTCAAGTATGCCAACTTATTCTCAGACTTGGGGATGGAATGGTTCTACAACTGGAGGAGGCACAATTACAAGCGGTGCTAGCATTAGTTATGGTACCGCAGTTAGTGCAGGTTCTTTGGGTACTACCGTTAAATCTAGAACCAAGGTAGGAACCCTTACTGGTACCTTATCACTAAATGGTAAAACCAAATCTGTAAGTGTACCAGTATACCAGGCAGCAAACGAACTTACTGGGTATACCTATGGCTCTTGGAGTGTAAGCTTAACGGCAAGTTCTTATACCATCGGTAATACCGGAGGTAGTGTAACTTTGTACCCAAGCGCTAGTAGACCCAGGTATGCTAATTATACTTCTGGTTCAAATACAAGAGATGGTTCGGATAGTGCTACTCCAAGTTTAAGTACTAATGGTACTTCAGGATTTAGTCTATCTGGTACTACACTTAGTGCTTCTGAGAATACCAGTACTGGTAGTAGGTCCATTAGAGTTACTGCTTCTTATGGAGGTGCTTCCGATTATGTGGATATCACTCAGGGTGGTGCAAGTGTATCTTATAATTATTATTTTAATTGGGGGAGTGCTCCTGGAAGTCAGACTTCTAAATCTATTACTCATCCAGCTTTGGGAAAAACTGAAGAGGTTCCATTCATCTCTTATAAAAAGAAAGTGATAAATGGTACAGAAACCTCTGATATATATCCGGTAGGAGCAAGTCGAAATGTACCGAGTTGGACTATTGTTAATATAGTAGATAATGGGCTCTCAGTTAAAACTTATGAGAATACCGTTGAATCCTCAAGGTCTGCCACAGTAACAGTAACTCAATCAGAATCTGGTAAGGAGATAACACTTAATATTAACCAGAGTGCTGCAACTATAACCTATGAGTATGTATTCGAAATTGCATAGGTTTAATTACAACACTAGAACATTTTTATATGAGATAGTTAATTTTATTTATTAATTTCTAAATCCAAAACATTATGGGAGTAGAAGTAAAAGGTGCTGGCGATGGCGTTGTAATCGAGTAGTAGATGCTCAGAGAGACCAGAACATTATCAATCAAGTTGTGGCTGCCTTAAAAGGTACAACTACACCGGCTAAGTAATTTTTAATTTGCTGGGATGACTAAAAAGGAGTGCATCTATTTTAGGTGTACTCCTTTTTTTGTTTTAACACATTAACTAAGGGATTATGGAACAACAAGAACAACTCACCGAATTTAAGATACAACTAGCATTACCTGCTCCAAATATAGAGGTTGCTCAAGAAGTAGCAAACAAAGCTCAGGTACTCATTAATCAATTTGGATACTATCAATTTCTAAAACTGGTAGACTTCATGCAGAAGAATCCAGGTGCAGTATCATTCGGTTTAAACTTAATAAATAGAAAATGATTATGGAAGAATTGATTTTTCAGAAAGTACAAAAGGGTGATATGATTTTCACCTTAGAGAAAGATCGTCGGTCTGGTTATCCAATCTTTGACCAAGCAAGAGTTTTAAAAGTTGGCGAAAGTAAACCAATGGCCTCAAATGGTAAAGAAGGTTTTGTTAACAGTATCGAATTAGTGATACAAGATTCAATATCTCAAATTACCATTTATTTACCAACTAATGTAAATGAAGGTATTTATAATGGTACCTATTATACGACCAATCTCGATAATATCATTAATGAGGTATCAATGCAGAAACAGAATGCTTTAAATATTTTAAATAACAAAGCCAAATTTGAGGCAGTTGTTTCTGAATGTGATAATATTCTTGGTTTAATTAATAATCGTTCAGAATCACCTCGTAATCCTGCTCCAGATTTCGAAGAATTTAAGTTATCCATGAATGAGAGGTTAACTAACCAAGAAACCCTTTTATTAAGGATTGCTCAAGAATTGGGATTAGATAAACCTAAACAATAATAAGAATTATGCCAAGTAAGTCGGTTAATATTACACTATCGACTCCAATTGGTCCTCTAGAAATATACGTAGATAAACGAGAACAAGCTCGTGCAGAAAGGTTGATTGCTAAGACTCCAAGTATCTTAACTAAGGGTTATGCGAAAGGTACAGAAAAGTTTGGTAATCAACTTCTTCGTATAGTAAGACGAAGTTTGAATACTGGTGTACCTCCAAGGGGTTCCGGAGTATCTTGGCCACCACATGCTCCTGGTACCATAAAGAAATATGGAGACCATACCATGCTAAATCTTACTGGACAATATGCCAGGTCAGTTACCTTAGTAAAGGGTAAGAAAAGAACTTTCGTTGGTTTACCAATTGGAATCAAGAAGATTACTTATACTGGTAAGACTTCAAGAAAAACTTTGAATCAGATAGCTATCATGTTAGAGTATGGTAGTAGAGATGGTAATTTACCACCTCGTCCTCTCTGGGCTCCTGCATTTAAGGCTGCTGGTGGAAAAGCTGCCTTACAAAAGGAAATACGTAATGAAGTTAGAAAAGAAATAAGGAGGATTATATAATGGCAGTAGATTTTGAAATATCTTCACTATCAGGAACTGGTACTGCTACCATTCGTGTAAAACCGAAAGCAGTAAATACAGAACAGACCTTAAAAGAGCAGGTTCTCAAGGTAGTAGTTCAGGGTGTAGAAAGGGAAGTAACCCTGGTACAAAAGGCCGCTCCTAACATAGTAGAGACCTGGGGAACTTATTTTAGTATCACTCCAGAAACTACTTCCCATACTTTCGATGGTACTAAAAGGGGTGAGACCCTAGAAATAGGTGTATACAGTTACCAACAGAAGTTTATCAATAATGAGCCTCAAGATGAATATCGTGCTGTAGATTGGAAAGTTGAAAGCTCCTCAGATTGGTTAGAGGTAACCCAAGAAATTGGAGAAGCTAATGCCGCAGGTAAGCTTACTATCAAAACTAAATCCACTAATCAAAATCACAACCCCAGTAACTATGACCCCTTAGAAAGAACTGCTATAGTTAAGATTATCTTACAGCAAGAACCTAACACTGAGATAGTTTTAAATATAACTCAATCTCCAGGTACTAGAACTACTAAGTATGGCTTTGAACCAACCCCGAATATACCATTCCCAAATCTTGGTCAAAATATTAGTACTGCTCAGATTAGTAATGTAAAGGGTTATCAGTATTACCTTATCAATGGTATTCAAGTTGCTAAATTTGTAAAACAATTTAAGATAACAGATATAAGTAAAACAATAGAGAGTCAATTCCCTGGAGGTATTGGTTCAGAACCAATACCCTTTAAAGTATGGCTTACCGATTATCCTTCAAATATTGCTACTCAATGGGTTAGTGAATTAAATTGTGTTGGTCATTTACAAACCATAATGAGTGGTTTTGGAGGTATTCAGGTAACTTATAATGGGTATATTAATGACAATGGCAATCAAAGTGTTCAATTAAATATTAGATTAGGACTTTAATGGTAAACTCAGAAGAAATAGTAGAAAGAACTTTTTATATCTCTCTACTTAGTACAATGTTAGAAATGGGTCTTACCTTAAACCCAGAAGACTTCTTACCTTTGTCTCAAGAAAACGAAAAAAGATTTCAAGAGGCAATCAAAGGTATGAAGAAGTTTATACCACTTTTTGGTATAGGGAATAATCAAGTAAAAGGCCCAAAGACTCTCCCAAGAATAACCATAGAACTACAGGGTTATTATGCTGGAGATATTGGTGTGAATAAATACATCATTGGTGATAAACTTGAGGATGGCAATTACCAAGCTTCAGAGTTTCCTTATGAAACTAAAGATATTACCATAGATGTACATCTAGTTTCTCAAACACAAGCCGATATGAGGTTGCTACATACAATCTTATATACTGGCTTACCTGCTAGAGGATACGTGAGACCATACTTCAATGACTTAGAGGAATGGGAAAAGGGCAGGCTTGCTCCCACCGGAAACCTATTCATTGAAATTGGTAATTATTATGACCATCCAGATGTAGAGCATGGTATACTTGAGAAGGTATACACCTATGTATGTAAGGACGGTATTCTTCCAGAAAAAGCTTTGGGAGAAGGTACTCTTACACCTATCAAGGATATATCGGTTCTTATTGGATTGTTAGAACAAAACGAAAATGAGATGCTAGAGTTAAAAGTACCTAAGGTATAGGTACAATACTCTAGGGTATAAATTAAACGAGTAATTAACTTTAATCACAATAGAATTATGCCAACTTCACCTCATGTTGATTTTAAGTTTAAGAACAACAATGTTCTTCAAACTACTCCCATGTTAGGAGTTTCTTGTGTATTGGCTAGAACTACTAAAGGTCCATACGATGACCCTTCAGAAATCATCTCTACATTCTCTCAGTTCCAAAGAATCTATGGTTCTGAAATTGTACCCGATGGTTCTGTATCAAATATCGAAAAGGCTTTGCAAGGTGGTTCTAAGCTTCGTGTTATTCGAGTACTTGGCAAAGGAGCTACTCAAGGTACAGTAACTGCTTCTCCGGCTGCGGCAAGAAAAGCTAAAGATTCAGAAGATGAAATCTCAGTTGCTTCTGCTGTAACTGACCCAGCTAAACCCTCTGCTTTGATTACTTTAAAATCTGGTAGTACTACTTATAGTTTTGGATTAGTAACCAAGGGATATGGAGATCCAATTGGTAGTGCAAATACTTTCCAGGTTGGTTTTTATAAGCAAGCTAATACCTTGTATTATAAAATATATTCAGCTAATGGGCAAGTACTTGAACAGGGACCAGTAATAACCTACAAAACTGCCGATGATAACAATAATACTTCGGTAGATTACCTTGCTCTTAGTGCATTTGCTAAGAACTCGGAATATATTAAGCCGGTAATTACTGCAGGTTCCTCTTTTGAAAACCTAATTAAGTGGCTTACCGATGATATTGATGGTACTAAGAATGCTATCACTATTACCGTGGGAGATGCTGCACCCTCCGAAACAGAGAAACTGTTTAATGGTACTATCGGTAGTGCAGGTTCCACTCCAACTGCCGAAGAATGGATTACTTCCTTGGATTTGGTAAAAGATTACACCGACTTCTACCAATTATTTATTTCACATATCTCTCAACACCTTACTACCGATTCAGATGTACTCAAGGTATATAAGGCTGCTGCAGATATGGCAAAGGAATTGATGGAATGGGTACTGTATATCGAAGTTCCCAAACATTTAACCCATTATACTCAAGGTACTCAGGCAAGAGATTACAAAGCTCAGGTAACTTGGGTACAGACTTGCCTTGGTACTGTAGGTAACTCTAAGTACATTGCCTACTTTGGTGGTGGACTTAAGTACTACAACGAAAACGGTAATCTTCAGGATTCCGATGTAGTGGGTACTATTGTTGGTTTGGGAGATGCCTCTGCTACTCAATATGGTCCTTGGAAATCCTTTGCTGGTATGAACCGAGGAGTTATTGGGGATGCAGTTGGTCCAGTATGCCCCAACTATGGTTCTCCTTCTCGATATAACGAACTGAACACCCTTGCTCAGAATTATATCAATGAGATGGTAATCAAAGATACTCCAGATGCAGGTAAGCAAACCATGCTATGGCATTGCTTCTCTTCTCAAGTGAAACAGGATTCTGAAAGATTCCTTTCAATCGTAAGACTGAACCTTTACCTGAAGAAGTTCCTTCGCCCGGTACTCAACAAGTATATCGAAGAACCAAACGTTTGGAGTACTTGGAAGAGAATCTGGTTGGAGGTTAAACCTACCTTGGATTCTTTGGTAGACGAAGATGCTATGACCGAGTATACCTGGATGGGTGACCAAGATGCAACTTCTTGGGATGACCTTTCGGTTAATAACGAAGCAGATGCTCGTCAGGGTAAGTACCGTGCTATCCTTAAGTATAAGGATGTAGTTCCTATGCAAGAGGTAACTATGGAGATTGTAATCGATGCAGCTTCTAAGGCAGTATCAATCGTAGAAACAAGTAATAACTTATAAACTCATAACACAATGGGAGCAAAAGTAAAAAACCCACGGAAGAAATTCTTGTGGAGCATCATGTTCCCCAAACACCCTATCAATACCTATCTATTCCAAAGTTGTACTTTGCCGGATATTGAGATTGACCAGGTTGCTCATGGGGACGTCAATAGAGACGTTAAAACTGCAGGTAGGGTTACTATAGGTAATCTTATTGTAGAGAAACTTATGACTACTGCAGGTTCCGATACATGGCTTCATGATTGGCTATACTCTTGCCAGGATCACATAGTTGGTGGTGGTTTAGTACCAAGCCAATACTGGGAAACGGCAATTGTAAACGAACTTGCCGAAGATGGAGTCTCAGTTCTTAATACCCATGTCTTCGAAGAGGTATGGCCATGTAAGATTACCGGCTTAGACTTGGACAGAATGGCTTCAGAGAATACCATTGAGTCCATAGAGTTCTCAGTTGGTACTGCAGATAAATACTAATTCCTTAGTCTATTTTCACTAAGATTCGGTGGAGGGGTGGGATTCCTGAGATAGGAGCTCACCCCTTTCTTGTTGTTACAAGGAGTACTATGAACATATGTAAACATTAAAAATAACAGTTATGGAATTTAGAACATTTAGATTTACCGGACCCTCTGGTTACGAATATGAAATCAGAGAACAGAATGGTGCTGATGAGGACATCCTCAGTAACCTTTCAGACATGAAGACTTTGATGAACCTTACCAAGTTCATTGCAGCAATTGTAATTAGAACTACTGCTACCCCTAATGGGAAATTAACCGTAGATGATGCCCTTAACTTACCAGTCAATGACCGTTATGCTATTATCTTCAATTCTCGTATCTTCTCTTTGGGAGAGGAAGTAGAATTCGAATATGATTGGGGCAAAGAGAATGGTGGTAAGATTACTTATGGCCAAGACCTTCATGAGTTCCTTTTCGATTACGGTACTACTCCAACTGTAGAGGATTTAAATCAGAAGCCAGATGCTATCCCTTATTATCCAGAGGGAGTTAGATTGGTAGATCATGAATACACTCTTTCATCTGGCAAGAGAATTAAATTCGATTGTATGACTGGTAAGGGAGAACAAGAGTTCATGAAGTTGCCTTTGGATAAACAAACTAAGAATGCTCCTCTTCTTTGCCGTAATCTTCACTTAGAGGTTGATGGTAGTTGGGAGAAGGTAGAAAACTTTACTCCGTTTACTGCAAAGGATATGGCTGAGATGAGAAAGCATATCTTATCTATGGACCCTATTTTCAAAGGTGAATCCCATATCACTAATCCAACCACCGGAGAAGAAAGAACTTATCCTATAGTTTGGGCACCGAATTTTTTCTACCTGACGGAAGAGTAATGTTAGAGAGTGATTTTGTTTATATCACCAGAGCCGAGATAGCCTTAGACTATTTCGGCTTTTTACGTCTTCCGTACCGAATTAGGAAAATATTCAAGGAAATGGCCGAGCAATATTATAAACAATTAAAGAAAAGAAAGTAAATTATGAATACCAGTAGGAGTATAGTAGAGGTCGGTGTTGCCATGGTTTTAAAAGACCGATTCTCTCAAGAGGCTGGCAAGATATCTGGGTCATTCAGAACAATGATGAATGATATGAATACCTGGAATAGAGGTATACAGATGTCAGCTTCCAATACAATGGACTTCGGAATGCAGCTCGTAGGGGGAATGGCAAGGGCCTATAAATACTCTGCGGGTGTTCAGAATGAAGTTTGGACTGCTTCGAAAATTGCTGGTGCTACCATTGCAGAACAAAGAGAAATGTTACAATTGGCAAAAGATGTCAATGAGATAACTCCTCTTACTGCTTCGGATGTTGCATCAGGACAAAGATACCTGGCTATGGCGGGTAATAAATTCGATGCTATTAAAGAAATGATTGGGCCAGCATCTAAGCTGGCTTCAATCTTTACAATGCCAGTGGGACAGAAAGGTGGTGTAGCTGACTTGATGACTAATATCATGTCAATGTACCAAATCCCAATGGGGGAAGCCGCTAGAGTAACAGATGATTTATATACTGCAGTTACTAATGCAAATATATCTTTAACAGACTTAGCCCAGTCCATATCTTATGCAGGAGCAGATATGGCAACTGCTGGAGTAGACCTTCGGCAAACCGCTGCTGCTATTGGTGTATTGGGTGATATGGGTATACAGGGTTCTATGGCAGGTACCTCACTGGCCAATATGATTCGTTACTTACAACTCTCTCTTGTTAACCAAAAAAAGAAAGGCTATAACGCTTTAGCAGACCTGGGCTTAAGCCCAGATGAATTCTTCGATGCTCAGGGTAATCTTATAGACCTTTATACTATCTATCAGAAGTTTGCTAAGGCCGCAGTAGATTTACCTTCACGAATTGAAACACCAACTTTCTTCAATATCTTTGGAGTTCGTGGTAATCGTGGTATGCTCCCCGTACTTAGGGATATTGCTTCTGGTAGAGATAAGATGGGTAAGATACTTGCTACTTATGACCAAAACATTGGGGCAGTAAATCGACTCAATGAAGAACGTCTTAAAACTGATGCAGGTGTAATTGACCAATTCGAATCAAGTATAGAGAACTTAACAGTTACCGCAGGTGCAGCTTTGGGTAGAATCTTTACCCCAGTACTAAATGTGGGTAACTCTATAATCAAAGTAATTAATTCTATCTCAGAAACTTGGGTTGGAGGTTTTGGTCTTAGGGTAGGAGCTACTGCAGTAGTAGTAGGTACTATTGTTGCAGGATTTAATACTGTAAGAGGTATTATTAGGTCTGTTGGGTATTTACAAACTATTGCTACTGCTTCTACTGAAGGTATGTCTGCTGCAGCAATAAAAACTAATACTCAGTTTGCCATTATGGAAGCACACATGGTAAGGATGGTTAACCTTATGAGAACCATGGTTCAACTCCAAATGATGTCAAGCGGTATTGGTATGAATTCTGCTGGTAGATTTTATAACACTAAAACCGGAAGATATGTTAAGACACCAAATCCTGGAGTACCATTAGCAACTACTATGGCGGGTAATTTAGCTGGGGGGGCTTTAGCTGGAGCAGGTGCCCAAGTTGGTAGTCAAGTGGCTAGGCAAGGTGCTATAAAAGGTTTAACCTCTATAGGTGGTAGACTTATGGGATTACTCGGTGGACCCTGGGGATTAGCAATTACTGTAGGTCTTCCTTTATTAATTGAGGGTATTAGTTACCTTAGTAATTCAGTAGATAGGAATACTGAAGCTCAGAATAAAGAGAAAGAAGACCCAACTACCATTAGAGCCCAGAATGAAGAGAGATTTATTAATGCTGTTAGGTTAGCTATTAAAGAAGGTATGAGAGATTCTCGTATCAATATCTCAGTAGATGGTCAAGCAGTTGGAGATTATGCTCCAGGTTCTCAACAAGATTTTACTGGAGCTGCATTTGTAATGGGAATATAAAACTAAAACACTATGGCTAGAGTATTAAATAAAGCAGCAGGTAAGGTTGTTGAAAAATACAATGACCTTACAAGAGATACGGCAGGTGTTCTTACTGGTCCCTTAAATAAGCTATGGAGAGCTCGGATATTACTCAATCGAACTATCTCTACTCTTCCAAAGGATGATTCTCAAAAGGGTAAACTCTATAACCCAAATGGGGTAATCGGAGAAGCTCAAATATCGTCTAAGAACCCTATTCTAAATAAACAACTCCAGGCTAAATGGAGAATGGAATTACAATTCCCAAGGTTAGAAGAAGGTGAAGGAGTAGACCCAGCAAAGGGGAATAAGAATACTACTAATTACAGAAACTTCGAGGCTAAAGCAGATGTTATATATCAGAATGAAGTAAGGATATATAACATGACTGTTAACCCCACTCAATACATTACCTTACAGAATAGACCTCCAGAAATAGACTTTAGAGGAGAAACCACATGGGCCACCATTAAATCAATGGGTCGCAATGTACCAATGTATCACTTTACTGGAGCTGAAGACATTATTCAATTCAATGTGTCTTGGTACTGTAATGACCCAGAAAATCCTGAAGAGGTAATCAATAAATGTAGGTTATTAGAGGCATGGTCTAAATCTAATGGCTACCAGGCTGCTCCCCCGATTGTTAAGATTGAGTGGGGGGATTCTGGTATATTTGATAACCACAATTATATCCTTACCTCAGCAACTTATACTCTGAAGAACTTTCAGAACGGTTATCGAATAAGGATACCCGGAAAGCCAGCTACTTTTGGTAATGGTAGGTTATTGCCTGCAGCAGCAACTCAAGAATTGATTTTCAAGAGAGTAAGTGCATATAACTTATCCTATGGAGATTTTATAAATTCCGATTCACTTAAAAAGACAGGAGGTATTAAATATGATTGATGTTAACCAATACCTAAAGGGAGCTAGCCCATATAATAATGCCTATGCTCTGAAATACAACGATGGGGATTATTCCTTAGAAGCTAAACCTCCAGTAGTACCGGAATCCTCTAACGATATTCAACATACCGTTAAAGATGGGGAAACTCTGCAAAACATTGCTTTCAGGTATTATGGTGATTCTGGTAAGTGGTACATTATAGCTGAAGCTAATAAGATACTGAATCCTTTTAAGGAATTAGAAATGGGAACCCTAATAAGAATACCGACTTATGGCAGCTAAACAGAAACCTATATTGTATAAGGGAATGGGCCAACCATATTTGGCCCTTTTCAATTTTGGAGGTATGCCTATAATGAATCCTATTACAGGTATACCCCTTGGAGCGTATATAAGTACCTGGAGTTATAGATACGATGAAGAGAAAGAAAACTTGGCTACTATTACTTTCGATACGGGTAATCCCGATACTGTAGACATTGCTGAGATTCAAGAGAACCAAAATATTTGTCTTCAGTGGGGATATATATACCCAGATGGTCAATTTATATCTGGGCCCATAAAAATAATTAAGGTAAGGGAATTCGAAGCCGTATTTGATTCTACAGGTACTCATGTAACTATTAAGTGCATTGATTCTTCGGGAGATTTAAGATATCAACCTGCTTATGTCCATTCGGATATGGAAGGCTATAAATTATCTACCTATTTAGACAATGGATGTGGGAATGCTACTGGTGTAATCATAGAAATATTTCAGTAATGGAACAACAGATAATAAGTAATAAAGTATACGAGTCACTACAGGTACCCACAGAGAGTACCCGTACTACTACTGGTAAAGTACTCTATGCTAACAAATACAGTGGAGTAGCAGAAGTAGCTATGCCAGAAGACTTGAAAGCTTTAATTGATAGTGACTTTGGATTAGTGGGCAAGAACGTCTTAGTTCAATTAGAACAGAAGATGAAAGGGTATACTAATGGGCCATGGTATGTGGATTCAAGGGATGGTGTTATCTATATACATAATCGGAAATTCCATGAAGAACCGGTATGTACTTATACATATCAAGGAGAGAATGGGGAAGTACTTAGAGTATCTTTTGCTACTCAGAAAATAACTAAAAGAGTTAAAGCAGTATTAGCTCCATCTCTAGACCCAGATAGTAAAGATTTATCGGTATTATCAACTAATATAAATGAGCCAGAGGATAAACCTCCATTAGCTTTAAGACCTCCTGTGGCTCAGGTAGATAACCTTATGGTGTCTAATATTACTGGCAATGGGTTTGAAGATTATAGGAGTCATCCTACTACTCCTACAGAGGTAATGGATGCTTGGGACACTCAGCTTCAGTATAACATGGAAAAAACTGCAGAATATAAAAAGAGAGTAGAAGAGTATGAAGCAGTGGGTCCAGTAGGTGCTTATGAAGCAGGTAAGCAAAGGAGATTTGATGAAATGTCTACCGAAGAAGTACGAGCTACCATTAATCAAGCAGCCAACGAGTTACCTGATGATAAGAAGAATGCCCTTAAGCAAGTACTAAAAAATTCTAAAAATGGTAAAGAGTTAGAAGCTAATCTTAAGAAGCTATTAGAATGCGAAATGTATCTTTTCGAAGATGAAGATGGTATGGAATTTATGGTAGAAGAGTATGTAGACCCCTTAGATTATGACCCAGAGGGTTATACCTCTAAACAAGCAGGAGCGGGTATAGCTTCTGGTATCAATTTTCAAGCTGGAATATTACCTGCTTCAGAGAGAGGTTTCGAAGCTTTAAAGAAAGACCCCTATACTGAAGTATTATCCGATATGGAAGTTGATACTACTAAGGGTTATGGTCAAGGTCAATATGGTAAGAGGGTTAAGGTAAGACATATGAAAAGGGTAAATCTCAAGGTACCTCTTTATAAACTTTACCATAATTTATTTAGTAGATACGGTGGTGCCGATAAGTATGCTTGGGCAGCTAATGCTAATGCCAATGGTGGTTTAAAGCAAACTGAGAAAAGGTTAGTATGTCAACTTCAGGTAGTGGGTAGACCTATGCTAGCAACTTCCCAAATAATCCGAATAGATAATGTAGGGAAACGTTGGTCAGGGCTTTGGTATATAAAACAGTGTACTCATTCTATGGATGCCGGTCAAGGGTATATAACTAATATGGAATTAGTAAAGAACAATTCCAAGTCTGGCTCTGTAACTTCTAAAACTGATTTATCTACTCAAAACATCGTAGCTAATGATGCTAAAGCTAATGCTAAAACTAAAAAGGGGCAAGATAAAAAAGCCCTAAGTACTTCTCAGAATCTTAATCTTAACTTTACTTATAATGAGAAGGTATATTACAATGAGCATTTCTTGAATGATAAGGGGGACATAATTGATATCAAGGGTCAAGCTGAGTTTATTCGAAAGAAGGCTTATTATACTGAAGTAAATGCCGATAATCCTCAAGCCTTGGCAGAGGGTATAGTATTATCTACAGGTAATACAGTTACCTCTAAGGGTAAGTTAATCCCGGGCAAGGTATCAGTTAAACAAATCCAAGTGCCTGAAGATTATGGGGTTAAGTTTAATTATATGGCCATAGCTAATCGAGTATACCGAGACATAGCTAAAAGGCATAAGCGAATAGCAAGTCAAATCTATGTAGAAAAATAAGGGTATGAGTTACGAAACAGCAAAGATAATAACCGACGAAGGCTTAGAGGGTCTTGGTCGGTATTACTCTGTTTATCGAGGCATTGTTATTGATAATGACGATGTAGAGAAACATATGAATAGAGTAAAGGTATGTGTTCCAGAGGTAATGGGGGGAGTATTTGCTTGGGCATATCCTAAAGGACAACATGGTTCAATTAGTTCAGGTTTTAAATTCTTAGCTCCTAAAGTGGGAGATACGGTATTTGTTACTTTTGAATTTGGAGATCCAACTAAACCACTCTGGGAATACCATGGTTGGGGAATGAGCCAAATACCTCAACCATTAGATGGTCCTAATAAAATGGGGATAGTTACTCCTGAAGGAAACCTAATAGTCATAGATGATGATAACGGAGAACTCAATTTACATTTCAATGGGCCTGTAAATGTTCGTTCGGAGAAAGAGATAGTAATAAATGCCGAGGGAGATATAAATGTATCTTCTGGCGATTCAGTGATACTTAATACTGGAGAAAATGGTGGAGTAATCAATATTTTTCAATTAACCGAAAAACTAAATCAAACTATCCAAGAACTAGAACAACTTCGCAGTATGTTCAATTCTCATGTACACTCAGGTGTAACTACTGGACCAGGTTCTTCAGGTCCAACTCTAACTCAAGTAATTAAACCTTTCTCACAATTCGTTGTAGACGATTATGAGGATAAAACCTGCATACACTAATGGAAAAGAATTACTTTACAGACTTAGTTGGTATAGGTGTAACTTACCCTATCCAACTTACAACTAATGAAAAGGGTGAAAGAGGTTGGTACCCAGTAAATGGGGATTTTAAACTTATCAGAGATAATATAAGTTCGATATTATATTACATGATAGGCCAGAGATTTCGACAGGAAAACTTTGGTAGTAAACTATGGCAATGTATTGAGGAACCAAACTCACAAGCCCTAAGTTTTATAATTAAAGAGTTTTTAAAACAAGCCATAGGTGCTTGGGAACAAAGGATAACCTTCCAAAATATCACAGTTACTAGAGTTGATGCAAAAATACACATAGAAGTAACCTATGTAGTAAATGGAACAAATTCTAGTCAGTACCTCGATATCACCTATGACCGGTCGGATAATTCATTAAATACACAATAATATGGGAATCACAAATAAATGGCTTAACCCATACCAGAGGTCTTATCAACAGATTAAGGCCAAGCTGGTTGAATCCCTTATGGGACTCAAAGACCCTCAAGGTCAGAAACTCATAACGGATTATTCGGAGGGGAATATCTTAATTATTATCCTCTCATTGTTTGCGGCAATTGCCGAAGTACTTCATTACTACGTAGATAACATGGCAAGGGAAACTTTCCTATCTACTGCAAGGAGGTATGATTCGGTAGTTAAACATGGGGCATTGGTAGATTATCATGCTCGAGCAGCAATTGCTGCTACAGTAGATGTAATCTTATCCAGAAGCATTACTGGTAATTCCATTGGAGCTAAGTTAACTATACCCCAAGGTACTCTGTTTACAGATTCTAGTGGTAATTCCTGGTTATCTGCTAGAGACGTAACTTGGTATTCAAATGTAACTACTTGTAAAGTACCTATAGTTCAACACGAGAAGTATACTGCAAGTGCTTTAAATAATATGGTAATACCTACTGGAGATAGAGTTATAATTCATCTGGGTACTCTACCCAATGGTAAGTATTATGAACAAGGTTCTATGTCATTGCAGATAGGTGGGGAAACTTGGGTATTAGTAGATACATTTGCAAAATCCAAACCTACAGACAAACACTTTATGGTTTCAGTAGATGAGGCACTTAATCCTTATATAATGTTTGGGGATGGTACCTTTGGTAAGAAGCCTGCAGCAGGAGCAAAAATAACCAATGTGGTATTCTACTTAACCAATGGTACTCAGGGTAATGTAAAGAGTAATACTATTACTTCTGTACCTTCAGTAATCTCTTCTTCAATTACTGATGCTACCGTAAGTAATGCTTACGATGCCGGAGGTGGTTCAAACTATGAAAACTTTACAATGCTCAAAGAACATATACCTTTGAGTGTAAAGACTTTGGGAGTAGCAATTACCAAAGAGGATTTCGAAAGTTTGGCCATGTTGGTTGATGGGGTAAACAAAGCTAAAGCCGATTATGAATGCGGTAGAAAGCTTACAGTATATATTAGCCCCGATGGTGGAGCTGTTGCTTCTTCTGAATTAATCAATAGGGTATACAATCTATTATCTCAAAGAGCTCCTATGACCACATGGTTAAAGGTTAAATCTGCAGGTAAGGTTCAGATTATTCTAGAGATGGGAGTTACTGGTAAGAAGTCTTATAAGACTCCCGAGATACAAACTCAAATTCTTACAGCATTATACAATGCCTATTCTCCAGAGCAAGCTCAGATAGGAGGAAGCGTAAGGTTATCAGATATCTATGCCTTAATAGATAACTTATCAACAGTAGATTACCTTCACCTTACTAAGTTCTATATTAAACCTTGGCCTACTACCATCTATGGTAATAAAGAATTGAACTTGGGTCAGTTTAAATTGAATAAGGCTAAAGGGTCTATGACTTACTATATTACCTTCAATTCATCCACTACTTTTACTGTACGTTCTGTATCAAATGGGTATATGGCTACTGGTACTGTAGGTAATTCTATACAGGTAATAGATAAGGCTAATGGTTTTGACTTCTCTTTGGATATTCAGAACAATAGCTATCAGTCTGGTTACAGATATTCTATTACGGTATCAGAACCTAACCATGACTATGAAGACCCCGGTTTTAATTTACCAGTATTTGAAAACGCTTCACAATTGACTTTAACCGTAAAAGAAATTGTATAATGATAAACCTCAAAAATCTAATCGACTTTTTGCCATTCGAGTATAAAGCTCAAGATACCTATAAGGTAAATGGCAAAGGCATCTTAGAGAGGTTTCTAGAAATTTGTGGAGAGCATTTTGAAGATTACATTACAAAGGATATTGAGAATATCTTAGACATTATTGATATAGATAAGGCTCCGGATATGTATCTCAATTTCCTTTGGCAATTCCTCGGAGAAATGCCCTTTGCTTATGGGAACACTATAGATGCACAGAAATGGGCAGAGTACTTTAATGGGTTCTACTCCGATGCTAAACTCCAAGAGTTATCTAAGCTTTGGATAATACCAAAGGAGGGACCCTTTACTTTAACCAGTACTCAAGTAAGAAACATCCTGAAGTATTCGATATCTCTTTTTAAAATAAGAGGTACCTCTGAGTTCTTCGAAATAATGGTGAGGCTGTATGGGTTAACCTGCGTAGTAACTGACCCTGCAAAGGCTGATAGTTATGATGGTTGGGTAAAAGGTAATCCGCACTTTGACCAGTATTACCATTATGACGATAAGTATACCTATGATAATACTTTCGATTGTTCTCAATGTATACCGGTAACCTTTAGACTTACCGGTCATGGATATACTTCGAACTCGGCAGCTTTCAGAAAATTTAGAGAAGCCGTAGAGGCTTTCTTTAAAAGATTCATACCCTATCATGTATCTTTCGATATTCAATATGGGTTTACCGTAAATGATGGGTATACAATTAAAGCTGAGTTAGTAAATCCGGACCAACCCAATCTTATTACTTCAGAGGTATATGAAGTACCGGTAAAGGTAACTGTAACTTCAGATTGGATAAATGCTGACCTAAGATATCAGATATCCAGTGATAATATAAATTGGGGTTACACTAAACACGAAAGTGGTTCCATTTTTAATATACCCAGAGCAGGTACTTATTATTTTAGAAGTGTGGGAGACCCTACTAAGGTAACTCAAATCACGGTTAATCAAGAATCTTATAATCGAGTATATTCTATTACTTGTGACCCTATTACTGGAAAGATAACTCCTACTAACCTAAAAGTAAGTACAGTAGTAAGGGCAAACGTATCCTATAAGGGTACCGTGAAAACCTGTAATGTACGATTATCCGGTACTGATATAGTGAAAGTCTCTGGCTCAACTTGGGAATTTTCAGAGCCTGGTACCTACATCTTTGAGATTGTAGAGTTCCCAGTAAAGCAAACTTCATTTGTTGTAACTCGAGAAGAGATTACATATAAGGTAAGATGTACACCTTCTGAATTTAGAGTTGGGGATAAGCAAAGTATCAAGGATGCTACTACCACTCTTACCATCGAATCGAATTACCCAGAATCATTTACTGGTGAACTATACTGTAGGTTAATCGGTGATACCAAGTTGTTTAAGAACGGTGATAAGTTTACTGCTAATAGTTATGGTACTTATAAGTTTAAATGTACACTGGATAAAAGGGAAACCGATGAAGGTGTAGGTATATTCGAAGTAGTATCTGGTAAGACTGCAGTATATCGAATTACGGTTAGCCCACCAACAGTTACATTATTCAATGGCTCTGCCAAGACTACCGTAAAGATACAACGTATCTCTGGTAAGGGTGATGATTATAGAGTAAGGGTAATTGAAACTGGAGAAACCTTTGATGCTCAGAATGGATATGTATATACTGCAAATAGGGCAGGGACTTATACCTTCCAGTCAGTAGCTTATCCTACTGCTAAGACTACTCTGGTAGTTAATAACTCTCCAGTAGTATATCAGAACAAGTTAAAGATAGTACCTTCGGATGCTACAGACAGTCATTGGAAAGAACCCAACTGGGCATTACCAGAAGACCAGATAGATGATACTTATGCAGTATACCAATTACTGGATGAGAAGTCTGCTTGTAAGTTCCATCTTGAGGAAATGAAAAATGGGGTCAATGTAAGTGGTACTGCTACCTGTGATGAGAACGGGGAAACCTATAACCTTGATGAGGAAATTGTTCTTACCAAGGCTGGGACTTATACCTTTGTGGCAGATGATGGTTCTTCATTAAGATGTCAAGTAATACTGGAAGATTATCCTACAATCATCGAGATTTCTTGTACTCCTACTTATGCAGAACTAAAGGGGAATGTTAAACAAGTATCTACTTTAATCAAGTGTACTTCTAATAAACCTGACTTCGATAGTCGAATAAGGGAAGTTGGTAAAGTAACTACTTATGACGCAGGTGGTGCTGGTTATGAATTTGTAACTGCACAAGCTGGAGAGTATATATTCGAATCAGTGGTAGATACTTCGAAGAGAACTAAGTTCACCGTAGTAGATGCAGACCTTTTAAGTGTTAGTCCTCAAAAGTTAGAATGGGAACATGATGACCTCTCAGAGAAAACATTTACCATTACAACTTACAGTAATCAATCTTGGCAAATAGTAGAACAATGATAAATTCAACAATCGATAGAATAACAGAAACCACAACTCAGTCTTTATTCAAGACATTCACTGTGGGTATATTGGGAGAGTGTACACAAATATTGTATGATTTGAGATGGATGATAATCCTTGCAATAATTCTAATCCTATCAGACTTATGGTTTGGGTTATCTGCAAGTAGGTTACAGAAAATCGAAATTCGAAAATCTAGAGCGGGAAGAAGAACTCTAAACAAGATAGTAGATTATATCTGCTATGTTCTACTTGGTGCTGTACTTGGTAAAGCTATTGGAGAACCCTATGGGATGAACCCAATAGGGGTATCAATAACGGTTATGGTAATATGCTACTGTTTCGAAGTAGATAGTATATATGGACACATCTGTGAAATACATGGTATTAAGAAACGGTATAGTATATGGAGAATACTCTTTAAATTGTTAACCTTAAAGTTCAAGGATGTAGGTGAAGCATTTAAAGATATGTCAGAACAGAAAAATCAATTTAAAAATACTAAGGACAATGAAGACGTACTTTAAGTATGAAGGTATTATTAAATCAAAGGAAGCAGCAGAGGCAATTGCTGCTCCTTCTGGTTTAGGACCATTCTGTGGATTTGGCTCAGCTACCATAAATGGTAACAAGTTAGTGGTATCTCCTCAGGGAGTTGCTGGAAGTAAGTATGCCAATGTAATCAAGGATAGGATTATGGCAAGGTATATGGCAAAGGCTTCAGAAGATGGAGAATTGCCAGATGTAAACTTTGGGTGTATTTCAAGGGATGGGTATGTATTTATATCTGATGAACAAACTATTACCATTGAGAACATCCAAGGTACCCAAGGTTCAACGGAAGAGGTATTACTCTTTGCAGTACACACTACTATCTCCGAACCTGTAGATAACCCAGTAGACTTTGTAGCTTATTGGAATGAATCCTCCGAAAGCTTCTACACCTTGTTTAAAAAGTCTCTGGATATTTATTATCCGATTGCCGAAGAGAATCGTACACCGGATATCATTAATAATGATGTATATTCTAATTACGATATGACCTATAGCAATCTTCTAGAGATGGTAGAGAGTGCTTGCCCTTATTACTCTAATAATAAAACTTCCGTTGTTCTTATCGGAGTATATGGTAAGGGTACTGATGCAATGACCAAACGAAATGAGAACTTTGCTATCGTACCCTATCAAGGTAAGTTCCAAGAAATCCCTTATACTACTGCTGCCCAGAGTATGATGAAAGAATCAGTGAAAAGAGTAGAACAGATAAATTCAGGCTTTCCAGTAGTAGATGAATCGGGTACTAAGTTAAATATCAAGCAATACATTGATAGTCAAATTGAGGCTATCAGAAAAGAATTCTCTGAATCTCTGAGTACTGCTAACTTACCAATCGGTTCTATTATTCTTTGGGAAACCGATGTAATACCCGATGGTTGGGCAGAATATACTAAGGCAGCTGGTAGAATAGTTATTGGTTACCAAGCTGGAGGTGTTCAAATTGGGGATGAAGTAATGTTACAGAATGTTGGAGATTACTATACACCAACTAAGGGTAATTTCTTAATCTCTATTAAAGGTGATGACCTTCCTAAGCATAGGCATGCTCTTGGTGTATCTAAAGGTAAACAAGATAATGCCAATAACTGGGAGAACGTTCGTCCTCAATCTTTCTTTAATAGGGAGACGGGATTGAATGGAGATTTCGGTAGAGGAACTCCTACCAAGGGTATTCAAGATGGTGCTATCGTAGTAAGCTGGAATCTATTAGGGGAATCTTTCTTACAAGAAACTTCGGTAGAAACTTTGGATATTGAGAAATTGCCACCGACTATTACATTACGATATATCCAAAAAATATCATCATAAAGTTGTTTATTAGTTATTTAGTAGTATTAAAACTCATGTGTATTATTTGTATTGTTTAAGAGTAAACACTTGTTTGTTTTCAATTTTTGTTTTGCATAGTTAAAAACACTCATTTGGGAAAGGGACGTTGGGAAACGTCCCTTTTCTTTTGTGTTAATACTTAAGTTCTTCTTTAGCTCGGTCTTCCCAATATTGGATATCTTGCCTAAGCTCTGAGATATATCTCATGGATTCGTTAGTCTTAGGCATTTCAAAAAATTCGATAAGCATTATATTAGTGATACGAGTACTATTTTCGAGTCTTTCCTTAATAAAAGGAGGGGGAGTAATTAATACCTCAAACAAAAGATAGGCATCTGGAGAAAGCTTATCCTTCATATAAGTATACATCATATCGAGCATTTCAGATTTAGCTTTCTCTTCTTCACTGTCATCCTCTAATTCTTTGTCATTGTCGAATAAGTCATCAAGTTTAAAGAGGCTTTGATTATACTCTGCCTGTTCTCCGTATGCAGAACGAAGCAATTTGTTTTTAAATGTACTAAGTGATGCAAGGATTCTTGCTTTAAGATGTTCTTCAGTACATTCACCATAGTATTTGTTGAAAACAAATAACATCTTATCCCAGAAATAAGATTGGATAATATCCGGTGTAAGATTAAACCGTTTATAATCAATCTGTCTGGTAAGGTTTCTAATTACTGGCTTACAGACTTTATAAAGTCTGTTGAAAGTAGCTTCATCATATTCTTGCATAGGTTTTAATCGATGAAGCTCTGAACCGTTATTTCCTTTACTTTTTCCCATGTTTTTAAATATTCGTTATGCAAATATAAGTATTTTTTCTTATATAAAATAATAATATTAAATATTCGGGAGCTTAAGGTAGTGGATTAGTAGTTTCTAGATAGATGTCAACATACTTAGAACTATCTCGGTACTATCAAAATCTATTAGTTTATATAATATTGCAATATAGATATGAAGAAATTTAAAGACAACATCAAGTTCAGTTTTTCTCCTGAGTTTCAGTTTGAGATACTTAGGTTTGTTTTAAAAGATAAGGAAGGAGGATTAGTACTCAAAAGGATTAAATCCAATTACCTGGTTCTCATAGAACACTCCCTTATCTTCGAGGGTATATCAAAATATTTTAAGAAGCAAGGCAGAATGCCCTCCGAGAATATCTTAAAGGAAGTATTAAAAGAGTTACTAGAATCTAAAACCTATGTGGATTTGGTAACTAAAGATGATATACCCAATATCAATAAACTAATAAGTAATCTCTATCATATACCCCTATCGGATTCTGATTATATAAAAGAAAAGATATATCAGTTCTCTACTTATGTTGAGATGAAGAACTTAAATGATTCCTTCGATTTGGATAACTTTGAACAATACGAAGAGTATTCGAGGAAGATTGAAAAGGTACTTCAGAAAAGTAAACCTAAGAAAGAAGATGAACCTTTATATATGATTCGGGATATTACCGAGAGACAGTTTAGAAGACAATCAGAACCTTCAGTTATACCTTGCCCATTTAGGCAGTTGAATGAACTAACTAATGCAGGAGGTTATCCAGAGCATTCAGTTAACGTGATATTGGATAAACCCAAGGCAAAGAAAACCTTCTTTATGGTAAACCTTGCAAGAGGTTATCTCAGAATGAAGAAGTCAGTATTATATATTGATACAGAAAATGGCCAAGAACAAATTATGGACCGTTTTATTCAATCCAGTATCAATAAAACTAAGAAGGAATTATACTCTGGTGAGTATGATAAACTTGAGTCAAAGCATTTAAGGAAACTTGCAAGGTTTGGAGTCGAATTAGTAGTTGAGCGTGTACCAGCGATGATTACTAATACCACTTATATAAGAGAGAAGATAATTCAGCTTCGTAATCAAGGGATTGATATTAAAGTTCTTATGGTTGACTACGCTGGTAAGCTTGCATCAATAGCGGGTGATAGAGAAGATTTCGAAAGGATATCTAATGTATACGTAGACCTTCAGAATCTGGCAGAGGAATTACATTTAGACATTATATGGACTGCCCATCACATTACTCGTGAAGGTAAAAAGCATAGGCTTACTCGGTATGATGAGAATGATATCTCTGGTTCAATTGCAATCGTTCGTAATGCCCAGGTTATCATGGGTCTTAACTCTACTGAGCAAGAAGAAAAAGATAATATTCTTCGAGCTGAGATAGTAGTACAAAGGGATGGTCTTCCTTCCGGTAGAGCATTATTCAAATGCGATGTCGAAAGGCAAAGATGTACGGAATTTACAAGGGAACAACGTAAACAATATGATGAAGTGTATTCTGGAGTATTAGATTCTATGATGAAGAGTTCTAAAGATAATCCCTCTGCAAATAAAGAAAAGTATGAGAAGAAATCAGGTGATATCTAAAAGAAAGTTAATCTCTAATATAGTAGGGTGGCCAGATTATTATATTTCTAAGAGAAGTAGGTTATATAGATACTACCCTAAAAGAAAAGTATGGATGTTATTAAAAGGTACCCTCAATCAGGGTAGGATATACCATATATTAAGAGATAGTAATAAACATAAAAGGATTCAGGCTTCTAGATTAGTAGCCTTAGCTTGGGTACCTAACCCAGAGAGTAAACCTCATGTATGTCATAAAGATAATAACCCTTGCAATAATATACATACTAATCTTTATTGGGGTACACAGAAAGAAAATATACAACAGTGTATCAGGGATAATAGATTTAGACCTCAAGGTAAAGTACCCATATCTAGAAAGGATATACTTAATCTTAATAAGGATTATTTAAACGGTGTTACTATAAAGGAACTAAAACAGAAATACAATATAACCCATATTCATAGATACGTTAAAGAAACTAAAAAGAGATATAGATTAGGACATGATAGGGTACGAGAGTTAATTAGGGATAAAGCCAAGGGTTACTCCAATAAAGAATTGGGAGAAAAGTATAAGCTAAGTAAAGCTAGTATTAGTCACTACTTAAATAGAAGTTTATGAAAATAACTAATCAGTTTAAATCTAGACTAAGGACATACTTTATTAAACGATTGGGAGGTTACGATTACCGGCACGGATGGTTACGCATTCCCACTTGCCCATATTGCGGGAGAGAACAGAAGTTGGGAGTTAACCTTTCTATGTATAGAACCAATTGTTTTAGATGTAATGCCCATCCTTCTCCTGCTCAACTAATAATGGACATAGAAGGATTTACTGAGTACCATGAACTAATTAATTTTTTGAACAATGGACAATTTGATGAACTACAGTTTAAGGAAGAGAAAATCGAACTTGCCGAAAGTAAGCCCGTATATCTCCCAGATGGATTTAGAAATATTTCGCTCGGAGACAGCCAACTTGCAAAAAGCATTCGGGGATATATCAAGAAACGCGGCTTTAACCTCGAGAAGTTTTCAAGATGTGGTATCGGATATGGAACAATGGGCACGACATATGGGTACCTTATCATCCCGTTTTATTATCGAGGACAACTTAGGTATTACAATGCTCGAAATGTTATCGGAAAAGGACCCAGGTATAATAATCCAGACAAAGACATCACCGGTTTGGGAAAACAGTTTATCATCTTTAATCATGACGCATTGGAGATGTATCGGTCGGTATTCATTTGCGAAGGAGCACTTAATGCTCTCACAATTGGGGATAGAGCAATTGCCACAATGGGCAAAGCTATTAGTCAGTACCAAGTCAATGAACTACTTAAATCCCAATGCCAAAGATATATTATCCTTTTAGACCCCGATGCCAGGTCTTATGCTGTTAATCTCGCACTTAAATTAGTAGCTTATAAAAAAGTCAAGGTAGTATTTCTTCCAGAGGGTTTTGATGTAAATGATTTGGGGAAGAAACAAACACTTAAGCTAGTATATCAAACAAGGTATCAAAGTTATCAAGAACTGATTCAAATCAGAAACTCTTTGGAGTAAGGAGTTCCTATTATATTATAAAATAATATATTTATGCGTGAACCATCTATCCATATAACTAAGTCTCAATTTGAGGAAATATTAAATACCCTAGAGGTAGATAACTTCCCAGTTGAGGCTTTTTTTGTTATTGCTCGAAAAGAGGCAATAAATCATAGAGCAGTCTTAGTTTCTAACCCTAAGAACGCTAAGCGAGTTAATAACATATTACTAGCATCTAAGGGGGATGCTGCCCTTGTTGCTGATATTTTATATGCAACCCGTATAAAATTAAAACATCGGGGAGTTCGGAAAATAAATGAGAGTAATTCTCGAGAATGGGCAAACTGTAAAAAGCTTGCCGAAGTATGTAACACTTTTTGTGAGGATTTTAATCTTGATACTCGAGAGGGTTTTATCAAATACATTGAGACCGGGTTAAAGAGGATGACTGATTATCGTAATGTTATGCAAAGGTTATTATCTATGCAAGAGAATATTACGAATCAGATAGATGCAGAGATAGAATTATCCTCATTGGATAGATCCGAATTCGAAGAGGTGATAAGAATTAAAGATTATTACTTTAAAAAAGTGGCTTCTGCTACTGGTATTTATGATGGTGTAGATAATCCTGAGAAATTAATTCACTTCTTAAGGTTAAAAACTTTTTTGGATGAGAGAGGTTGGGATCCTATGAAATTTATAGATGCCCAATTCGAATCTCTTGCATGGTGTAATGGTTTACCAGAACCAAGTCAGATGTACAATGATAAAGCCATTGAAAGATATAATAAATACTTATATAAGAATAAGAGTAAACAACTCCTGGATGATGAGCCTCAAGTAGAGGGAAGTCTCTGGGATAAAATAAAAGATTAGTATGAGTAAGATAATTATTCAGAATGGTAATATGTGTGAACTTGATATACCTCTCAAGTATGCACAAAAACTCTATAATGAGTTTGCCATTCGACATCCGAATGCCTTCTATTTACGTACAAGGCAAAGAGGTATGCAGAATTGGGATGGTAAGATCCATTACATCACCAAGACCGGGCAATTTAAAATAGGTTTACTTCCCAGGGTATATGATAGATGTATAGAGATGGGGATTAAACCTAAAGTTGTAGATATGCGTCAAACCTTACCAAAAGTTAGTAAAGTAGTTACCAAAATAGGTAAATATCAATTGAGACCAGAACAAGAGAAAGCTGTTAGATCTGTTATTAATAATCGAGTAGGTGATATACCCTTTCAAATTGGAGTATTGGATTACACGGTTAATGCCGGTAAAACTCTTATCATGTCGTCTTTATATTTAACCTATAAGAAGCAGTTAAAGACTTTGCTAATAACTAATGACTCCGATTGGTTAAATCAAGCTAGAGAAGAATTTAAGCAATATCTTCCCGGAGAAGATGTCACTTTTGTTCAAGGCAAAGTTTTAAACTGGAGTAATTTTACCATAGGTATGGTTCAATCTATTTCTCGAAACATGAGATTCTATCAACAGGAATTATCAAAGATAGATATGGTTTTGGTAGATGAGGCAGACCAAGGTGGAAGTAAACAATATCAGAATGTGATCACCCGGTTATTTAATACTCGAATTCGTATAGGATTATCTGGTACCATTTATATGAGTAAGCTTGCAAAGGATAAGGTTAAGAACATGAACCTTGAATGTTTCTTTGGTGAAGTGATTGCAGAATTTAAACTCAAGGATTCTATTAAGAAAGGTTACTCAACTAATACTGTAGTAAAGATAGTACCAGGTAAACCTTGGTATGGTAATTGGGAATCCGATTGTATATCCTATAAGGAGATATATGATGATTCTATTACCGAAAATAAAAGGGCTTGGTTAATGGCTTATAATCGATTACAATGGAATCTTAATCAAGGTAGATTTCCTGCTCTCGTAGTATGTAAGCATATTGCACATTGTGAAAATCTATATAAATTCTTTAAAAAGAAACTGGGCGATGCCTATAATATTGCCTATGTCCATGTTAATACTAAATCTAAATTAAGACAACAAATAATGAAGGATTTTAGGGAAGGTAAAATCGATATCCTGGTATCAACTACCATCATTGCTCGAGGTAAAAACTTTCCCAAGCTTAGGTATTTGCTTAATGCCGCAAGTATGGATAGCCAAGAAAAATCGATTCAGTTCCTTGGTCGTTTGGTAAGAACCGATAAATCGAAAAAGAAAGTGTACCTTGATGACCTTCACTATCCTGGAGATTATTTAGATAGGCATGGTAAACATAGGAAACAATATTATCAGAGACAAGAATTGAAAGTAATATTGTTAGATAAGCTATGGAAGAAACACCCTAACCATAGCCTTATTAAGATTTGACTAGAAGTACTATGAGTATTTACTTTTTCTCCGAAGGAGGAAAAGAAGATTACAATTAAAAGCATAGAGGCATATACCTATAAATAATACATTATGAAGATTACAATAACACTAATAACAATTGCTTTATTCATAATCCTAATATTTATTCTCAAGTTTACGAATAAAGAACCTTACGATTATACATGTCACAATTGCGGTAAGAGATTCCGAAAGAAAGATTTAAAAGATCTCAGAGGATCTTGGCATTTGAAAGATTGGACTTGTCCTCATTGCAAATATCAAAATATAACAGTAATAACCAGCTATAAGCCATGAATGATAAACTTATATGTATCAAGGATGAGGATGATCCCAAATTAATTGATCTTCTTTCAGATGGATGGAAGATAATTCAAATCTCTGCTGCTGGCATTTATTGCTGGGTACTTTTAAGAAAATCTTTAAATCTATAGCCATGATAATCACAATAATAATTTTAGTTATACTAGTTCCAATCCTATATATTTTATTATTCAGCAACAAATACGATGAGAATGATGAAGAGTATTAAACAATTATTTAAGGTTTCCATTATGGATGAGAAGAACACTATAGATCAGGTATTCAATAATAAAGATCTGATTTGGATATCTGATATCAGACGAAATCGGGACAGTCCAGATTCTTGCGATTATTATTTTATAATCAAGTACTCTAAGGACCTCTCTTTCAAGTTTATTCAAGAAGGTTCTACTAAGAAAGATCCTGTACAGTTAATAAATCTCCGTCAACTATTTATAAATACAATCGGACATAGTTATCTCTCTCTTACAAAGGGAGATACCAAAGATATAATTATTCGAACTTTATAAATTTTCAGAGAATGGTAAAGAAGAAACAAAAGCTACCAGATCTTTCCAAACAAGACATTCTTACTCCCATAGATTTAAGTACTATGGGAACTAATGGAGATCCTTGCTTTGGTATTGGGTATGATTTATCAACTAAAGAATGTAAGCTATGCGGAGATTCAGAACTATGTGCATTCAAGATGTCTCAGAACTTGAATATCACAAGGAAAGAGCTAGAACAGAAGAATCAATACAAAGATTTGGATGTATTAGAAGACACGGTTGGTATCAAGAAGTACATCCGAGGCTTGATTCGGAAAGGGAAAGACAGAAAAGAGATTATTACAAAAACTGTTGAGAAATTCGAAGTACCAAGAAAACGTATTAGAGAACTTTATAAAGAGTGTACTAAATAATGAAACCAATAGAGATGATATGGGCTATGTTCAAGGTATACCTTAATAACCCAAACTATTTTGTAAAGCAAGAGGATGTACTTGCTAACCTTTGTATGGAAGGTTCTTCCGATGTAATCAGGATGTGTAATTCATTGGAAGTACACGTTTCTAGACCCGAGAAATTAACCTTTGGACAACTCTTACGTAAATGCCATATATTATGAACAGATTTAGATTTATCAAAGTAAGGGAGGTAGTATCTCCCAACAGAGCAAACCCAAATGATGCTGGGTTAGATTTTTATGTACCAACCAACTTGACTTCAGAGGATATCCACTCTAAGAATGAATTTGATTCAGGAGGATATGATTTGGATATACCCTTTAGTGAACATTTCGTAAGGCATATAGCTTTACAACCTGGGCATAGGATACTTATCCCATCGGGTATCAAAGGTTTGCTAGAACCTCCTGCATCTATGTTAATGGCAGCAAACAAATCTGGTATAGCTACTAAGAAAGGATTAATCTTTACTGCCGAGATAGTGGATTCTCCCTATGTTGGAGAGATACACATTGGAGTATACAACACTTCTCAAGAAGCCCAGGTTATTGAAGCTGGCCAGAAGCTGGTACAATTTATTCATGTACCTATCTATATTACTGAACCAGAAGAGATTCAGCAAGAAGAATTCTATACCGAATCCCAAATGTGGGGAAGTAGAGGAGGGAATGGTTTTGGTTCATCAGGAAGTAAATAATCATGGACATCAGGAATATAAATGAACAAGTGCCTCAGGTAGAAGAAACTGAGGCACGGGTACTACAGGAAATGTATGATCTTGGGATAGAACAATTCTTTGGGTATAAAGAGATAGAAAGGTTACCTGATTATCCTTTAGATATAAATAACCCAAAGAACCAAGTTATCCTAAAGGATTTTATTGGTAGGGTTATTGAGGAATTAACCGAAGGATTCGAATCTACCGATGAAGTAGTATCTATATATCGTGATTATGGATGGAATAATGATTGCTTAACCTCAGAAGAATACACTCAGGTATTAAATCATCTAGCAAATGCAAATGAGGAACAAGCAGATGCCTTGGGATTCTTCTTTACTTTGCTTTTGTATTCTAATATATTGCCAGAAGATATTCTGAAATACCAAGATGCAAAGAGTTTATTTGAGGTAATGGCAATTGGAGTCAAAGACTTACTCATCAAGTACCCAGACCATCGAAGTGTAAGGAAATACCCTATACTAAGTCCAACTGATTGGGCAAGAGAAGATAGAGCAGAATATGATAAGATAGTTTCTTATACCCCAGGTTTTCATGAAATGAGCGAGATATCTCATGAAAACGAGAAGCTATATTTATGGGAAGTAATATATGAACTCAATAAAGCAAGGAACTTCCTTAAATGTAGACCCTGGAAACAAACTCAAGTGATGACCAAAGAAATAGATTTTCAGGAATCATTAGTAAAAGCTTTCTATCTCTATATGGGATTCTTAGCCATGAATGGGTTTACTCCTTGCGGATTATTTAGTTTATTCTTTAAAAAACAACGTCTCAATTTATGGAGACAAAATACTAATTATTAATGTCAGGGTGGAATAAGAAATTAGAGGGACTTCAACTTAATCCGGAGGAGTCCCTCCATTCGTTAGAATTTGCTACTTCACAAGAGGCATGGGAAAAACTCAATGAGGGATTCCTAAGATTAGAGCCTGCTTTATTTGGAAAGGGGGCTATGGCTAATAGTGGGGTAGCAGTAGTGTATAACGTATTTATAAAGATACGAAAAGCATGGGTAGACCCAGAATTTGATTATGGGCGGTGTTTCAATTATAAAGAAACTAAGTGGACTAGCTTATTGAATAACTACATAGATTTTAATAAGCTTGACTTGTTGCGTAGTAAACTGAGAGTACTGAGAAATAAGTACAATCAGAATTATAATATAACTTATATGTTTAACAATCATCATGATAACGGTAAACAATGTCTAATAGCTGCGACTTTTTCAAAACGATTCGGGGAAGACATCCCAGTTATTACAATGGTAGTTCGGGCTTCGGAGATTACCAAGAGGTTAATATTCGATTTCCTATTAATTCAACGAATGTCAGAGTACGTATATGGGCCGGACCAGTCAGTACAAATCAACCTATTTGCGACTCAAATGTACGGAAATGTGGAGACACTTCTAATGTATCATACCCATAAACCTTTGAAGAAGGTACTTAAAGGAGCAGAGGAGAATTCATGGAATAAGAGGATAAAAGAGATATGGAAAAAATTCCAAAAGGGCACAGAGAAGGAATTCTCTTCATTCAAGGTATTCTTTAGAAGTTTTAAAGTGCTTCGACCAGATTTATATGAGGAAACATATAAATCAATGAAAGCAAAAGAATTACTTCTTGAATACGAGGATATAGAATATCCTGAGAATGTAATCTCTTACTCTCAACGTAAAGCCTATAAAAAGAAACTTTTAAAACAAAAGAACAATGGAAGCTAAGGAATTTTTAAATCAGAAGCGGATAGGATTAGTAAACAAATTTTATTACCAAGTTTTAGAGATTAAAAAGAACGGTGCAGAACCAGATATACCCTTGTTAATGAAAGAGGTAGAGGATTTTGATAATTTTGTATTTCGCTACTGGCATATGACCTGGGTTAATTCTACAATGTCATACAGTTAAATATTTATATAATATGAGGATATATTCTAACAGTTTTGAGTTAATGTCCGAAATGGGCAGAGAACTCAACAGTTATGGTCAAACTGTAAAACCAAAGACCTATCAAAATAAAGTGATTGAAGGTAATGAGGATTTTATTACAAAAGAACTCATTTGCCAACAATATTGTTTAACTTCACTTGGAGACCCAATATGGTTATTCGTATTCTCTCATTCAAAGGAATGGGCAGATGCCGAGTTTAAAGAAAGAATTGGTTGGTATGATTTAAATCCAGGTAAAGCTTGGGAATTGAGAAAAGATTTATGGGAACAGTTTTTGGTGAATGGTAAGTTTGATTACACCTACCCAGAGCGTATTTGGAACTCGTTAGACATTTATGGTAGTACTTCTTTTAACTGTGATTTAGCAATGCAATCAGTTATTGAACTTCTTAAGAGGGATAATGATACTCGTAAAGCAGTACTCCCTATATTCCATGGTACAGATTTAAGATTCCTTGATGGAAGTAAACGTATACCTTGCTCAATGTATTATGATTTCCTTATCCGTCAGAATGGTAAAGGAGAGAAGGTATTACATATTTGCTATCATCAAAGAAGTTCGGACTTTGTACAACATTTCGGTAATGATATATATTTAGCTTGGAGATTAATGGAATATGTAGCTAAAGAAGTAGGAGTAAAGCCTGGTTATCTATATCATACAATTGATTCTCTCCATGCTTATAAGAAAGATTGGACAGCATTAGCTTCTAATCTGGAAGACTTACAAGAGAAATACTAATAATGAGGGATGTATCTACTACTGGTGGGTATGTCCCTTTTTCTATTTTTAAAATATGGAGACACGGTATACAATAATAAAAAACAAAAGAGAGTTAAAGAAACTCATTGCCTGTTGTAAATCAACTGGTTATGCTTGCTGTGATTATGAAACAAATGCAGAACCTATATATAATAAGGGTTTTAAGCCAACTATACTCTCAGTATCCTGGATGCCAGGGTTTGGTGCTTCCATTCCTTTAGACCATTTCGAAACAAAAGATTATACTTCACCCGGTTGGAATTGGAAAAAGATGCTAAGGAAATTTGGGGAAGAGGTAATTGAGAATTATGACATTGTAAAGGTTGCATGGAACTGGAAATTTGATGACCAGATAAACCAGAAATATCAAATATTCTATAGGGGTACTTGTTTAGATGGTATGCTTGCAAAATATGTTCTTAATGAGGAAAAACCTCATGACCTAAAATCAATGGTAAGAAGGTATTTGCCTGAGTATGGTAATTATGAGAAACAAGATGCCTTTGATAAGATACCATGGGATAAAAAGGAATTAGACCCACTTTGCCATTACGGTTGTCAAGATACGGATTATACACTTAGGTTAATGATATTCTTTGAGAAGAAGTTGGTGGATTTAGGTATGTATTCGGTATTCCGTAATTTATTCATGTGTAATTCACGAGTACTTACTTCGGTAGAAAAGGAAGGTTTATATCTAGATACTGAGTTCAATAAAAAGCTTTTGGAAGAATATAAACCAAAAATAGATGCTGCTAGAGACGCAATATACGCTTTGCCAAGAGTAAAGAAATTCGAAAAGAAGTACAACCAAGAAAAGATTGATAAGTATATTCAATCTATCGAATCAGAACTTGAAGAGTTAGATTATAATGACCCAAAGGATAAACGGAAGATTGCATCAAGGGAACAGAAAATTTCAAATATCAAAGCAGGTATATTCACAACTAAAAAGGAACAAGAATTAATAAGGCCAATTAATTTGGGTAGCCCAGTTGATTTACCTGCATTGATGTATTCAGAAGATGGCTTTCATTTTGATGTGATTAAGGATAATGAATCTGGTAAACCAAGTACTGATGAAGAAACTCTTACTAACCTTAGGTTAACGATTAAAAAGCCAGATTCACCAAAGGCAATATTCCTTGATAAGCTTCTTGAATTACGAGGGTTAGAGAAAATGTATAAGACCTATATTTATGGATGGTGGGAAAAGGTACAAGATGATTGTAGATTACACGGTAGATACAATATACATGGTACAGACTCTAATCGGTTTAGTTCTGCAGACCCAAATATGCAGCAGATACCAAAGACATCTGTAGACCCTAATATCAAGAAACAATTAGTTGCTCCTCCTGGGTATTTATATATGGCATTTGACTACTCACAGGCAGAGTTAAGGATGATGGCTCATCTATCTGGTGATGAAACCTATCTTGATGCTTTTGCAAAAGGAGCTGATCCTCACTTGGGCATAGCAGCAGCAAAATATGGTGTATCAATTGAAGAAGCATCTAAAATATACGAAGATGAAAATCATCCTGACCATAAGTTATGGAAGACTAGAAGAAAACAAGCTAAGCAAATTGCATTCGGTTTGATTTATGGTATTGGAGAAGCTTTACTTGCAGTAAAACTATCTGACCCAAAAGCTGGTATTATAGTTACTAAAGAAGAAGCCCATAAAGAAATGGCCGAGTTCTTTGAGAAACACCCAAAGATACTTAAGTTCAAAGAGAAGCAAGAGAAATTCCTTCGTAAGCATGGGTATTATACTCAGTTATTTGGTACTAAGAGAAGATTACCCCAGATATACTCAAACGACAAACAAGAAGTTGCTTATGCTATTCGTTTGGGACTTAATTTCCCATGTCAAGGTGCCGCAGCAAATATGACTAATTTTGGAGCTATCCTTGTTTATTGGTTAATGAGACAAGGTAAATTACCACGTATGCTTGAAGTAGCAACTGTTCATGATGCAGCCTATTTTTACTCAAAGCCTGAATATATTAATACTTGGACTGTTTTTAAAATATGGGATATATTGAGAAACCCTAGTACTAAGAAATATTTTGGTTTTCAAGTGGATGATGTAGATATGTCAATGGACTTCTCTATTGGTAGGTCAATGGCAGAAGAATTACCTTTTATTCCTGGGTATGATTATAGAAAGATGCTTCAACCAGATTTCTCAGTAGAGGAGTATATGGAAGAACATAAGAAGTATAAGAATGTAATCATTAAGGATTATCCTAAATTGTTTAGTAAAGAGATAAAGCAGTATGAGGAAGATTTTAAAGGGAAACTTAGATTGCATTGGTTGCCCTAATTACCATGTTACCAAGAATGGTAAGGTATATTCTAATTATAAGGGTAAAGGTTGGGTAAAATTATCCCTTAATCGAATTAAAAATAACGGATACGTTATAGTTTCTATTAGGGATACGAATGGATATAGGTATACTTATAACATTCATCAATTAGTAGCATTAGTATATGTACCAAACCCAAATAATCATAAGTATGTATGTCATAAGGATAATATAAGAACTCATAATCATTATAAGAACTTATATTGGGGTACTGCTAAGGAAAATACTCAACAATGTATTAGAGAGGGTAGGTTTAAATTTTCAGATACAAAGTTAAGTAGACCCGATATACTTCAATTACTTTATGAGTATGATACTGGTATGATAAAAGCAAAACTTGCTAGGAAGTATGAGATATCACCAATGTTAGTATATAAATATATTAAGAAAAGAAAACGTTATGAAAAAGATTTTGAACGGACCCACAGTATGGAGGGCTAAATGCCCAGTATGTGATTGCGAATTTGAATATGATACCAGTGAAACTTTTGGGGTTTATAATAAATCTGGGGATTATTTTATGATAGTACAATGTCCTAATTGTAAAACTAATATAAAGCATTCAGATTCAGTATCAACCATTACATCATCGAAAAGAGAGGATACTATGTCTACATAAATAATATAAATTTATGAGATTATGGCAACACAGAAAGAGATTGATAATGCAAGTAAGCTAACTGCCCTTACTTATATGGTTGCAGGGTGTTTAGGTTATTCTATCGAAAATTTACTTAAGTATTTAGATGGGGTTAATCTAAGGTTGAGTGGACAAGAAAAGATGTTACTTAACCGATTAAAGACCCAGTTATCTCAAGTACAAACTAATCTTACTACTTTAGAGGGATTGGCTTTTAAAGTAATGGCTACAGATGAGGATGGTAAACTTGCTTATGAAGATGCCACCCATATTTATTGGGCTGCATTTTTAGCATTACTCGATAGAGGTGGTACTGATAACTTATGCGACTTAAGATTAATGGCTTTGGTAGATAAGATAAGCATCTATAAATCTCTTCTTAATTTGCCTGGTATGAAACTCTCTTATCAAATGGCTTTTGCTCAAGTAACTAAAGCAATAAGCAAAGGGGAATTTAGTAAAGAAGACTTTAAAAACCTATTAGAAGTTTATGAAGACGGAACTGAAAAAACTAAAGGTTAAATTTGAAGGTAAACTTATTGAGATTGATATTCAAAAGGAATTATCTATCAATGAGAATATCATTAACTCTCAGCTACGAGAATCTCCTTCTAGTTATTATGTACTTGCTTCTTTGAGGGATAAGTATATAAAAGAACGAGATGCTCTAGCAAGGGAAAAGGATGAAGCCTATTCCAATGCCTGGGTATATTATAAGGATGCTAATGAAAGGTGGAATAACGAATATGTTTCTCATAAGGCAAATCTTAACAAGAAGTATTCTTCTATTTATGAGAGATACTTAAAAGCTGTAGAAAAAGCAAATAAGTTCATAGCTATATGTAAAGCCTATGAGAGTCGGGAGAATATACTAAGAACTATTAATGCGAATCTAAGAAAGGGTTAACCCATTGAACTATAATTAATTACTAACTTTTAAAAACAGTATTAGAATATGAATTATTCAATGACATTTATCTCACCTCTTGTGGCTGAGAAATTTAATCAAGAATTACCTGGATGCCCTACAGAAAATCGGGTACTTATTTTATCTCCAAAGGAGGTAAATCAAACTAAATCCGGTTTGATTATCCCTGAACAAGTAAAAGAGGGAGTTCCTCGTAAAGGGGTTGTAGTAAAGAGTGGGGAAATTACCGAAGAATACAAAACCTACCGAGAATTGGTTGCTGTAGGTAGAATAGTTACCTATGGTTTGTATGCAGGTAAAGAACTTGAATTCGAAACGGACAAACTATCTCCTGCTCTCAAACAACTTTTAGAGAAAAACGTTCTTACCGTATTGAGTATGAACGAAGTAGTTTACTCAGAACCGAATAATTAAAACTAATCATTATGATAAAAGACAAGAAGAAAAAGAAAGTTTCATCAGAGGGACTTTCTACAAAAGAAAAGATGCTAGCTAGAAAGAAACAGCTAGAATCCAAGGGAAATGGTAGTGGGTTAGTATATCCAAAAGAGGGAACTCTGAGGATGAGAATTAAATCTCCGGGTGATGACCAAGAATTGGGTATCGAAATTATTCAATTCTACCTGGGTGGCAATTTGGGAGGAGTTATATCTCCGGCTACTTTTGATGAACCTTGCCCATTCATGGAGAAATACCAAGAATTGAAAAACTCCAAGGATGAAGATGACAAGGAACTTGCCAAGAACCTGGTACCAAGAAGAAGATATGTTATCGGTGGTATCATTTACTCAGATGAAAAGGGTAGTAAGGTAGATTACGAAGGCAAAGATAAGGGAGTTTTAGTTCCTCGCTCAGTATACCAGGATATCATTGACCTTTACCTTGATGAAGATGAGGCAGGTGATATGACAGATCCAAAAACTGGATACGATATCAAGGTAATTCGTTCCGGGTCTGGTAAACTAGATACCACTTATTCTGCCCGTGCTTGCAAACCAACTAAGTTGGACAAGAAATATCAAGGTACAATTGACCTTGAGGGGATAGTTCGTTCTCAAATCAAATCCTATGATGAGTTGGAAGATTTACTTTCACAGTATCTAAACGAAGACCATGGGGATGACGATGATGACGATAAGTCAAAGAAGAAAAAGAAAAAGGGAGTTCACAAAGACCATTACATGGAAGATGATGAACCTAAGAAAAAGAAAAGAAAATACAAATCGGATATTTAAGGGTTAGTAATATGGTTTCATTCGAAGGTGGTAATTAGATTCGTTCTGTTATCACCTTCTTTAGTTTAAAGACATTACATTATGGCAAAGAAATCTAAGGTTGGTTTAAAAGTACCAACAGCAAATGAGATGGCAAAGAAATATGGAAGTATGATTAAATTAGCTTCAGAAGTTACTGATACCGATTTATATATACCATCTACTTTCTTTGCTCTGAACTACTTATTTGGTAAGGGTATTCCTTATGGTAAAATCGTTGAGATTGCTGGAGAGGAATCCTCTGGTAAATCTTTAGTGGCTTATAACTTTGCTTATGCTACTCAACAACTCGGAGGTCATGTGATATGGGTAGATGCTGAACAATCCTGGATGAATTCATGGGCTGAAATCAATGGAGTAGACCCTGCAAGAGTAACTATTGTTAATGATACCCGTATTGAATATATTGCAGACGTAGTAGCAGACTTAGCAATTTATTTACGTTCTCAATTAACTCACAATGAACCGATACTCTTAGTAATCGATTCCATTGCAGCTACTGACTGTACTGATAATATAGATGCTAAGATGGTTGATGGTAAGGCAGAGATGGGAGGTAGAGCAAAGGCTCTTTATAAATACTTCCGTATCAGAAGTGAATTATTCTACAAACTGGGAGTATCTCAGATATATATTAACCAATTAAGAACTGCTTTGAATGTCGGATTTGGAAAAGATAATACAACAACTACAGGAGGTGCAGCACTTAAGTTCTACGCTTCAATCAGAGCTGCTTTCTATTCAGGAAGGTCTGTTACCATTAAACAAAATGGGAAAGAAAGGAAAGCTGGGAAACTTGTCACTATCAGACTTATTAAAAATAAAGTTGCGCCTCCTCGACCTACAATCAGCAAATGCCCTGTATATTTCAATCCTAAATTCCACGAAGTCGGGTTTGACAGATGCTATGCTTTAGAAGATGTATTGGTAGATACCGATGTAATCGAAAAAACTACTGGTGGGTATAAATTGAAAGGGAAAACTCTTGCAAGAGGAGAAGAGAAATTCCAAAAGCTTCTGGAAGAAGACGATGAACTTCGTAGAAAACTTTTACGGAAAGCTGGAGTAAATACCATAGGTACTACTAAAAAACAACTGGGGAAAATAGAAACAAATCTATTCCCAGTCGATGGTGTAGAATATGAAAACTATTCAGATTCAGAAGAGGAGGAGGAAGACGATGAATAAGAAAGAGGTAGAAGGTATAGAGAAAGTAATTAAAGAGTACCTTAAGGAAAATTTGAGAATGGAATCTAGGGTTAGGTATCTAGATGCTTATAGCCCACCAGAGAATTATTTAGATGTATATCTTGGAGAGGAAAAGATTCAAGAAGTTTCACTTTATGAATTAGATTTTGGACGATGAGCAAGAAAACACAATTTACAAGGTCCAAGAATAAGATAGGTAGTCTGTCTTGGACTTCTCCAATCTATACTCATGGAGAAGGTAAGTATCAGAATAAAATACTTCATGATAATATCCCAGGATATCCAGGATACCACATCTCTAAGAGAGGTAAAATATATTCAAGGTGGGATGTTAATGGTAAGGGTATATTAAACAAAAGATATCACTTAAAACAACCTCATCTAAATAAGAATGGGAGGTATATAGTAGGATTATCTCAACCAGGTATAGGTACTACAAAATGGTTATTACACAGATTAGTGGCTTTAGTTTATATACCTAATCCCGAAAATTTACCCTATGTTTGCCATAAAGATAATGTACCTACTAATAATTCAGTTAAGAACCTTTATTGGGGTACACAAAAAGACAATATGTCTCAAGCTTCTAGGGATGGGAGGATGGTAAACAAATTAAAAGGTAAATGTATCAAAGGTACAGAGATTCAAAGGTCATATATACCTAAGTTGATAGGTATGGGGTTTACTAGAAAAGAGGTATCAGAGATAACCGGGCTGGGACATCAA